CTTGTAAGTTGGGAAAGCCTAACTTATCCCAAGTCATTTTCTTGGTGCTTGCAATGATGGTATCACTTATCACTTTATCAAATGCCATTCTGTGTTCCTGCAATAGGTAGAATGACTTTGTTTCATTAAGTGACTTCTTCCAAATACCTTGAATATGACAGTCATCGTGACTATCCACAATGTTAGTTGTATTGATTACCACTTTCGCAGTAATAACCTCAACCTCATCTGGCATATCAATATCATCTATCATTGCTTTCGTTACACCATCTTTTTTATATTCAGTTGGCAGAGAATAAGCAATACAATCAGCATACTTTGTGGCAGCCTTTTTTTCAGCAATGATGAGGTCTTTATTCTTTTTCAAGAAAGCCCACTTCTCACTCTTATCATTGAATTTTGGTAACTTCATTTCTTTACGATTTTAGTTGCTAATTTCTTAATCTTAATTGCTTCCAGTTGTGCTTTGGTTTTGCTCATTGCCTATGGTAGATTGTAATGTTGTTGATATAATTAATTTGTCTGCGTTAGGGTCATCAGTAATGGGAGGTTTGCCCATTGCAACTCTAACTTCGTTTGCAGTAAATATGCCTTTCATTTTAAAGTCTGCTAACTGCATTTTGTTTTCCTGCAAACATTCGACACCGCTAAAGTCTTGGCGCATTCTCACTTGTTGACTTGGAAAGTGATTAGCGCATAAATATTGCGTGTATGCCTCTGCCATTTTATCAGATAGAGGAATGATGCAATTGGTATACATATTCTTTTGCGCTTCCAAACTATTGTTGAATGTACTTGCAGCAGTATCGTTGAATAATTTAGCATCAATACCGAACACATTACACAATGCTCTGGTGTTTACAATTCCTTTTTCAAGTAGTTGCATATCACTCGGTGACATACCTATTTGAATGTATTTTAAGTCTTTGTTTGTGGTAATAATCTTACCAAAGTTATGCGCTCCTCCTACTCTATTTCTCAATTCAGCATCTACCCTTGTTGCCTCATCTGGTGTCATTGGCAATTGTGAACTATCTGAAATTAATCCTGCAACACCTTTGTTGCTCAATATACTTGCATCAGCTATCCATCTTTCATTGCCTACCTTAACAACGTATGCAGCAACTTGAATAGGGCTTAAACCATAATCAAAGGTTTGTAGATTTGGATTGTAGAACTTAATGTGCTTTAATTCATTTTGCGTGTATACCCTTGATGTGCCACCGAAATTGAATTGATATTCAAGTTGGGGCATAAAGAAATTTAAGTTGCGGTTATAGATGTTAATGGCTGAACTTGGTAGAATGTCTAATTCTTGAATCAATCTTGAATTAAATTGAGTATTACCAACTAAATAAACATTGCCAGTAATCAATAAGTAAAGTAAGGTTTGTTCTTCAATATCATTCCAAGTATAGCCTTTGTAGTTGTTTGGCTCATCCATTAATTCGTGAAGAGATGTATTGTATATTTTCTCCCAAGTACCATCAACTCTTTTCCTTTCAATTACCCACGGTATAGACTTGCTTACATCAACTATCTTCTTAACTATGGCATATACATCAACATTCTCTGAATACCCCTCCCTTATCATTAAATCAGCCCTATTTCCCCAATTCAATGGCATCAAGCCACCAAACTCTCGCCAGATTGTTTCTCTGTTTTGCTCGGTCAACGATATAGTGTTGGCATAGCTTAACGCTTTGTTTGCTATTTTCCCAACTACCTTTTGAATGAAATTCATTTATTGAATAAATATTGGACAAATGTATTAATAATTCTTTTCATATTCGCAAATTTCGTTAAAATAATTCATTTTAAGCACCACCAATGGCTAATGTGGATACTGGTACAAGGTAATCAAATCCGTAACGTGCAGGGTCTATTTGATGGTTATAAGCATCAATAGGTGTTTCTGATTTCTTATCGTGCCAAATATAATTCCGTAGTTCCTTGATGAGGTTTAAACTATCAGCAGTTACAACTATCTGATAGTCTTGCATTCGCTTGATGCCATTTCTCACACTATCCTTACCTTTTTGCGCTGGCATTACGTTAAAGTTTCGTTGCCTTAAATCATTGATTGTTCTTGGGTCTGCACTATCAGCAACTATCACGCTATTGCTTGGCTGCACTCTTAACCTCAACGATTCACTTAATTGCTCGGTTGAATTGCCAGTTTTATACATACATTCTTGCAAGTAGATTATTCTTCGCTTCTTATCAACTGCTATTTTAATTAGTGAGTCTGGGTCATTGCTGAATCCAAAATCCAAACCATAAACGTGCGGTAAACTATCATCGAATTCACCGATTTCCCAATTTTGGAATATAGCACCCTGCAATGTGCCAACTTCACCATCAATGTATACCCTGCACCAGTTATGCCAATATTCATTCTTGATGTTTTTCGGGTCTGTTTTATCACCTAAAGGATTGTGATATGCTTTGCCTAACTTAATATTCAACTCTGAAAGAATTTCGGGAGGGCAAGCCTCATTGTCTTTGTATGTTAGCAATAAGAATTCTGAATCTGATTCAGTAAGAATCTCATCGTGTACCCAAAATTGTCGGTCTGGGTTAAAGTCTATCCAAATAGTGTTGCTCCTTGTAATTAATGCATCAGCAATATCGTAGTCAATGTGGTTTGCTTCGTTTAAGAATAACACATCACGCTTGCCTGCTGCTTTGGCTTTACCTACTGAATCGAATGCAGTAAACTGAACAATTGAACCATTTGAGAACTTATACTCCATTGGGTTACTGCGCCAATGCTCTTCAATCCAACGATTCGTATCAAACATAGTGTCTTGGAATATCTTTACCGCTCCATTTCTTACTGCTGGAATACTTTCAGCAACTACTGTGATGAGGTGTCTTGGGTTTTTAGTTGCGTAATCAATTGCTGCTACTGGAATAATGCCATAGGTCTTGCCCGCACTTGTACCACCTTGTATGACACGCTTTCGGGCTTTCATAGCCAGTAGTTTATTTATCGCAGTTGTCCTTTGAAACATAGTTAATTAAACAATGGTTGCTCACCTACCACCTTTACTTCACTTTTCGCAGGAGCATAATCACCGCCCATTTTGTTTAGTTCGGCAGTAATTTCACGCTGAACTTTCATAAGATTAGCACGTTCAATGGCAGTCAAATTCCTTATAACATCAACTGAAATCATTGCTTTGTTATCAAAAATAGTATCTGGTGTAGTACCCTTTAATAATATCTCATCAAGTTCATTGATTTTATTTTGCAATTGTAGTTGTCTTTCCTCTTTCGATTTTAAGCCACTTTTAAAGAGGTTTAAATCATTTTGGAGTATAGCATCCTCTTTTAGTTTTTCTTTCGCCTCGTGCAATGTTTCCCACTTTAATTTAGCAATTTTCCATTGATTCCAAAATGTTCTTTCTGTTTTCTGAAATTTAATGCAAAATTCTGAAACAATATGTTTAGGGTCAACTATTCCATTGTTTAACTTATCAACGATAAAGGTGATATAGGTCGGTTTTGCTGATGATATCATAGCACAAAGATAAGTATTATTTTAATATGCTCAATATTAGTGATTGAAACTCTGGTAGTGAACGAATGATGTGATATTGAAAACCATTGCTTGTAATCAACCATTGCCAATCTTTTTGCCCTGCTGATTGCACACCATCAGATGTCTTAAATTCAATCATAAACGCTTTAGCATCATAGTAAAGCACCATATCACTTCTGCCAGCTATTAGACCTTTAGCTTTGTTTCTTGCACCATCTATTTTATTTTTTGAATTGTTGAGGTTATAGCATAGCAGCCCACGCATAGTGGGATAGGTGTTATGAAACCAAACAAAGCAATCACTTTGAATTTTATCCTCCGATTCTTTTATCATTTAGTAATTTAGTTATTAGTTCTTGATGCCATTTATTATTATTCACTTTATATTTATCACACCATTTGCTTAATTCTGTCCCTGCCAATTGCAATGAATAAGATGGTGTTACTATGTTGCTATACTTTTGCTCATACGCAATGATGTGTTCAGCTATTTTGTGCAAAACTGCATAAGGCTTCCATTGCCTCTCATCTGCCAAATCAAACAATCTTTGTGTCGGAATGTTTATGGGTCTTTCTTTAGTTAATTTTACTAATTCCTTAACTTTTTCTTCTGCTACTTGGTTTGCTCTTTCCTCTTCAAAATCGTGTCCACAATTTTCGCACACTACTTTTCTTGTATGCTGAAGATGGTTACAACTTGGACACTCCTTAACTGGTGACATTCCAACACTTGTCTTTTCTTTTTTAGTGCCATTTCTGAAATATGTTTCCCAATCAAAATAGTCATCATAATATCCGTGCCTTACTGTGTTTTTGCCCAAATCAATAACAGTAAATTTGCTCTTATTTTCGCTGGGTCTGCTCCCCCTACCTATCATTTGCAGATATAATGATAGAGATTTTGTTGCTCTGTTAAGTATTATCGTTTCAATGGTTGGCTCATCAAATCCAGCAG